ATTGTTTTACCAAGTTCCCCAACTGTTTATATAGGAGCGGTTAATATAAATGGAACTGCAGGAGCATATACCAATAGAGAGTCTGCATTCGCGTCAATCGGAGATGGGTTAACAGATGGAGAAGCAGCAGCATTTTACACAGCAGTTCAAAATTATAACACAACTTTAAATAGACAAGTATAATGAAAGTAAGACAATTAAATTTAGAACAAAAAGACCTTTTAATTGGTCAAACTTGGGATGGTGTTCAATTTTTCAATCCAACTCAAGACGCTGACGGCAATTGGTTTATTTCAAATGAAGAAGTAAATGGATGCACACACGAAAATAACGCGTTTGAATGGGTTCACGAATTAGTAGAAATTGATTATAATCCAATTATCAATGAAGCGCTTAATTAATCGTTGGAATAGTCCAACGCCTAACTTTTGGCTAAAGGTTCAAAAGATAGGAATAGTTGCAGGAAGTTTGGGAGTGGTGTTAATCGCTCCCCCTTTTGGCATGGCTGTATTTGGCGGTTACTTAATAGCTAGTGGCTCAATAATTAGCGTTTTATCACAACTTACAATAAAATGAAAATGGAAATGTACAACTATATTTTAACGGGCTTGATTGCTATCATTTCATACTTTTTAAAGGTTGTCATTACTGAACATAAAGAAATGCAAAGAGAGGTTGTTGAGCTTAGAAATAAAGTAGACCTCACACACCAAGCTTCGGAAATAAAGATACATAACATTGAAAAAGACCTGCAAAATAGCCTAAAAGATTTAAACAAGAAAATAGACCATCTTACAACTTGTATTGATAAATTGTTTGAAATAAGTAGACAAAAAAACTAAAAAACCATGGTACGTAATTACACCGACTTAGAGATAATAAACAGAATAAGAGGGCTTAAATCTTTTAAAGGTTTTCCACTTCAAAGATATATTGTAGGCATTCGATCAAACGAAGATAAAACAAACACGCCAGACGATAAATTCTACATTTTTGAAGGGGAGCGTTTTATAACTATGACAACGGGGACAACCAACCCGGGTTCTCCGATTTTAGAGGGTGGTTTTTTAAAGTACAATAAAGTAGGTGCGGCGGTTGTGAAGTCAAACGAGTGCTACTATGACTTATGGAAGCATGGCTATCACATGGGTAAAATGGAGGCACTTGTACAAGTCAATCCTATTATTGTTTATCGTGACGGGGATAAAGACGGTAAGAGCGAAGAAATAGGCACGCCAATAACGGGGCTTTATGGTATCAACTTTCACACTATGGATTACAACAAATTTTCAAAAGAAATTAAAACAAACATAGGCAATTGGTCAGCAGGATGTTCCGTTGTTAATGACTGCGAAAAATTTTATCAATTGATCCCTACTTTTAAGACTCAAAAATTCGTTACATATTTTTTATTGCAAGAATTTTGATTGAGTTAAATTTTGATAAATACACTTTATTATTAAGTTTTAATCCTTGTGAGATTTTCACACATTTTGGAGTAACTGAAATGCATGGTTTAACTTTGTCGGATTGCTTAATTCACACAAACAATACTAAACAAGCATACATAGCAGGGTTCTGTAATTTAGATTTAAATGGCAAACATTTTGTATTTATTAACCTATCCAGGTGTACGGATGACATTCACACAACGGGCTTAGTCATGCACGAAATGATGCATTTATCGTTTGATCTACATACGGAAGAGGAAGAGCTTATAACCTGGGCGGAAGAAGAAACATACAAAATTGTTAAAATAATTAAAAAAAGTATTGCGTATTAGTTTTAATTGTGTATATTTGTAATATATATAACAATTAAAACTAGAAACCATGAGAGACTTTAATTTTCAAATGCAAGGGTACGGAGCTTATAAAGTTCAATACACCTCCCCAAAGACTGGCAAAACTTGGAGCAAAATAATTACCGACATGCAGGTAATTGATGCAACAAAAAACGCAGACGAGCCAAAAATCAAAGACATTAAGGAACTTATTAGAATCGTAAAGTCATGACTAATCCTGAAAAAATGATATGCTTTTTACTAATTGTAATAAGTGCATTAATAGGCTACATGATCGATGGATTTTATTTATCATTTATATCGGTTGTTGGCTTAATACTAATCTTTTCAATACTTTCCGAAAATGACGAAGACTAATAGAATTTACTCGAAGATTTTTGGCTATGAAACGCCTGTTTATTTTTCAGATAGTGAGTTAACTTTTAACTTTTTAAATGAATGCGAGCTAACAGTAAGCTCAAATGAAATGCAAGTACATTTAATTGTCGAAGACGGCGAGGTGTTTTCAAGTGAAGGCGATTTTGTTTGTTATGTTGGTGACCTAGAACTATTTCAAGACTTTGAAGAAAAAAACAAATGTGAAAAGTGCATGGACACAGGGTACATTAGAGCTACAATAGACTTTAATTTACAAGAAAAACGGATAGAGTGTGAATGTGATAAACACTTTAAGTATGTTTAAATGCGAAATTAGAGCCATAGAGGAGCTTAAAAGAGAGAAACAAAGGAATATAGAGCTTGCGTCTATTGGTTCAATCCTAGGGCATAAAAATGAGCCTTATTATGAGGGAGAAGATATAGAGTTTAAACATCCACGTTTCTTAAGTGATCTAAGTCCAGATGAACAAAAGATTTATAACCATATAATTTTAAGAAAATGACAAATTTTAAAGACAAAAACGGTGTTGAAATACTGATTGATGACGTGGTATTTGAACGCGTGCATGATGCGTGCGAAGTTAACCAAGAGCTAATTATATTTTCTAAAATCAAAGAAATCAAAGGGCGGTTCTTTTTATTGACTGCTGGCTATGACTATTCAAACACACCGATTAGCGAGATAATTACATTAGAAGAAAATCATTTAAACATAGAAGTATTAACTGAACTACGATGAAACGTTGCTTTACTTGTCGATTTAAATATCCTTTGTTCATGTATTATTTGGATAACTCTAAATACAAAATCAAAGCAAATATGGGGAGAACTATTGAATGTAGGTTATGTTCGTTAAAACGCAATCTAAACAACAAAGGATTTACGCATAGGATAGATGGCAAGTTTACATTTACACACGCAACTAAAAAACAAATAATAATTAATTTTTTTAAACCATGAAAAATACTAACCAAGTATTCTGGACAATGAAGGACGGAACACAAATAGATGTTGATACAATGGATCTAAATCATTTAAGAAATACTTTAAAAATGATTATTAGAAATATAGAAGCAAAAAGAACAAAGCTTACCCATCTACATGGAGAAATAGCACAACAAATGTATGATCAAATGATAGAGGAAGAATTTTCAAGTGATAGTGACTATGAAATTTTTATTGGTGAATTATAATTACTAACTTTACCGCTCATGGTTTAGGTTCTGCGTCGCTCGAAAGGGTGGCGCAGTTTTTTTTTGTACAAAGTGTAAAATTTGTAAACCTATTTTGTACACTACTTTGTAGGATTCATAGGGGTTGTAATGCTTAGTGTACACTTTGGACACTATTAATAAAATAAAAAAAAATAAATTAAAAAAAAATAAAAATATGTTTTCGTGTACAAAAGTGTACAAAAACGCTACAACCCTTGTAAACCCTAGAAAGTAGTGTCCAAAAAGTGTACAATTTGCTTTACACAGCTTTACACTTTGTACATATCAATAATTATGCTTATTATTTATACTCGTTTTAAATTACAATATATTTTAATAAAAGTATAACCAATTAAAATATTATACTTAAATTTGAAAACGGAACGGTCAAATCCATATAAAGAAATTATTTAAAATCCTTATTAAAACAGCTGTTTGACCGTGGCTTTTTGATGGGGATTTTTGTATTTAAAAAACGGTTAAAATGAAAAAAGTATTAGTAGCTTTAAGCTTTGTAGCTTTAGCAAGTTGTTCAACAAAAGAACAAACAAGGTCGTTAAAAAATGTGGCTTACACAATTGAAACGACAGTATTAAAAGATGGCACTAAACTAAGTGTAGCTCATAATCCTTTATTAAATCAGTAATCATGGGAGAGAATAATTTTAAATGTATAAATGAAATCAAATAATTATGGAAAAATTTAAACAAAGGAAAAGCACGTTACAGAGACTTATGGTTGATATTGATAATTTAAAAGTTAATCCTGTCCCAGAAATTTTTGGAAACATTAAATTGAAAGATAAATTTGATTTAAATGATGAAATTAAACAAGTAATTAAAATTTCTAAAAATGATTATTTAGATTTAGAATATATATTTATAACAACAATATGAAAAGAGAATACATAAAAAAATGGGTTGAAAATGCCCTTACAAGAACTAAAAATGTTAATCAAAAAGCACCAGGTTCTTATGGTTTAAAACATATTTGCGAGGATGCAATTGGAGTTTATGTTTCTAATAAAGAAATTATTGATATAATGACTGAATTAGGATTTAAAAAAAAGATAGAAGGTGTTAACTATGATTTTAATATATCTAAAATAGTTAATAAAGTTGTGTTTAAAAGTAAATTATCAGAAACATATAAAGACAATAATAGAGTTTATCATCCTAGAAGTAAAACTATTGAATTATGAATAAAGACTATTTAAAAAAACTTTCATCACTTGGGTATAGCATTATACCCTGTGATGAAGAAAAAATACCAATAGGGAAATGGAAACCTTACCAAACATCTAAACGATCAACTGATGAAATAGAGTTATTAAACAGTCCTAAATACGGACTTGTAACGGGGTTTAATGATTTAGAGGTTATAGATATTGATTTAAAAGTTTTAAGCACCGTAACGGAAAAAAATGAGTGGTGGGCTGAATACCTAGCTTTTTTAAGTGATAACATTATTGACTTTTTAGATAAAGTAGTAATAGCTAAAACTCAAAGAGGTGGGTATCACATTCTTTACAAATCAAAAACTATTATTGGAAACACTAAGATAGCTAAATTAGAGGGCATGACCGAGGCTATTATTGAAACAAGGGGTATTGGTGGTTTTGTAGTTGTTTATGATAATTTTTTCACTAAAAAAGAATACCATCAAATTGACTTTATAACGGATGAAGAACGGGATATTATCTGGTCTATTTCTAAAACCTATAATTATAATAATCCGAATCAAATTGAACTACCTAAAAAGTCTGAATATATTATTAAGGATCAGGTTACACCTTGGGATGACTATAATGAGAAACACTCAGTATTTGATATTATTGACGATGAATTTACAATAGTTAGAAACACGCAAAACTCGTACGTAATAAAAAGAAATGGAGCGACAAGCCCTCATTCAGGATATGTATTTAAAAATACGGGTTGTTTATTTCTTTTTTCAACAGGCACAATATACCCAAACGAAAAGTTATTAAGCCCTTACAACCTTTATACATTAAGGTATCACAACGGAGACTATAAAGAATCAGCGAGTGAACTATATAAAAAAGGGTACGGTAGTAGAATTGTTAAAGAGGTTGAATCCATTAGAAAAGAGGTTATTTTAAATAGCGAAGATTTAATTTTTCCATTAGAAATTTATCCAGATAATATAAAAAACTACTTGTTAGAATGTAATAGAACTTTAAACAGCTCTATTGACTACATGGGATGTGCTTTCTTATGGGTGCTTTCTGTTATCATTGGAAACTCTATAAAAGTACAAGTTAAGACGGGGTGGATTGAATCGGTTAATATGTGGTTGGCTTTGGTTGGTAAGCCTGGTGTTGGTAAAACTCCAAACATTGAGAATGTTATTTTTCCATTACACAAAGCCAATAGTTTAGAGATAAAAAACTATATTAAAAAACTTACGGCTTTTGAGAAATATAAAGACCTAGATAAAAAAGACAAGGAACGTGTTGAGGAACAAAAAGAGCCAAAAAAAACGCAGTTCATTGCTAATGACATTACCTTAGAGGCATTGATTGAGTTGCACTCCGAAAATCAAAATTCAATTGGTGTATTTAAGGATGAATTGTCGGGGTGGTTAAAAGACATGAATAAATATAGGGCTGGCTCTGATTTAGAATTTTGGCTTTCTACATGGTCAAATAAGGGTGTTTCATTGAATAGGAGAACGTCAAAAAATGCTTTTATTGAAAGTCCAATCATACCCGTTTTAGGTGGTATTCAGCCCGGGATTTTAAATGATTTTTTTACAGCTGAAAACAAAGATAATGGATTTATTGATCGAATGCTTACTTGTTATCCTGATGTAAAGATTGAGGAATTTAGTGATGCTGAAATGAAAGAAGAAGTTCACGAGTGGTATAATAGCTATGTTTTAAATTTTTATGATAAAATAAAAAAAGAATACATTTTAAAAGACCCCGAAGGTGATATTATTTCACACGTAGCTCTATTAAGCCCCGAAGCTAAAAAAGAATACATAAGAATTGACAAAGAAATAACAGCTATTCAAAATTCAGACGTTGAAAATGAATACATGAAGTCTATGCTACCTAAACAGAAATCTTACATTCCAAGGTTTGCATTAATGTTAAATATATTGTACGCTCATGAAGGAACGTCACGAAGTATGTTTATTATTTCAAAAGAATCAATGTTAGCTGCTGAAAAATTAAGCAAGTATTTTATTAATATGTCTAAAAAGATTAAAATAGATAGTGTTGAGGTTGGGGAGTTAAAGCAAGTGATTAGCAATAATAAAACGAAATCAAAAAAGGATCAAATTATTGAAACTTACAATTTAAATCCAGACTTCAATAAAAAAGAACTAGCTGAATTACTAGGAGTTAGTAGACAGAGTATTTATAACGCAATTAACGAACTGAAAAAATGAATATAGAGCAAGAAATGGAGTTAGTTTTTAACTTACAAAATGAAGGTAAAATTCCTAATCCTGATATAGAGGTGTTCCCTGGGGATGGAGTAAAAATAATTACTTTTTCTACAAAAAAAATTTTAATTGCACATAGTGATTTAGTAGAAAATGATATTCATTGTTATTTAAGGTTGCTTTATGTTAAACCTGAACATAGAAATGAAAAACTTGGATCATTTATAATCTCTCAATTAATTCAAAAATGTTTAGAAAAAAACATAAGAGCAATTGAAGTTGAAAGCGAAAATAATTCTATGAAATTTTTTGAAAAATTAGGGTTTAAAATGATAGATGTAAGTTGTAATAGAATGAAGTTATCTTTTTAAACATGGAGCTTAGAGATTATCAAATTGACCTATCTAAAAAAGCGGTTAATATATTAAAAGAAAAGAAAATAGTTTATCTTCAGTTCAGTGTGCGTGTTGGAAAAACTGCAACAGCTTTAGAGACTTGTAAATTGTATGGAGCAAAGAAAGTGCTATTTCTAACAAAGAAAAAAGCGATTAGTTCAATTGAAAGTGATTATAAAGATTTTGGATTTACATTTGATTTAACGGTAATAAATAATGAATCATTACAAAAGATAACAGACAATGATTTTGATTTAGTGATACAAGACGAAGCACATTCAATGGGTGCATTCCCAAAACCAAGCAAAAGAACAAAAGACTTTAAGTTACGTTTTTCTTTTTTGCCTATGATTTTTTTAAGTGGCACGCCAGCAGCCGAAAGTTATTCTCAAATGTTCCATCAATTTTGGGTAAGTTCTTACACCCCTTTCACTCAATATGGTAACTTCTATAAATGGTCAAAGACCTTCGTAAATGTAAAGCCAAAACACTTAGGGCATGGTGTTGTAAATGACTATACCGATGCAAAAAAAGATTTAATTGATTTAGTGATTGAGCCATATATTTTGAAATACACGCAAAAAGAAAGCGGCTTTGAAAGTAAGGTAAATGAACACGTGATCTACATTCCAGAGCTATGTCAAAAGTTAATATCTAAGCTTAAAAAAGATAAAATTATTATTGGTAAAGAGGAGGCTATACTAGCTGATACGGGATCTAAGATGATGCAGAAGTTACACCAATTAGAAAGCGGAACTATTAAATTTGAAAGTGGTAATTCTCAAAGTTTAGACTATTCAAAAGCGATTTTCATTCGTGATAAATTCAAAGGTAAAAAGATAGCTATTCTTTATTATTATGTAGAGGAGCTTGAATTATTGAAACAAGTTTTTACTAATCATACGAACGATTTAAACGAGTTCAATACAACCGATAAAGACTTTATTGGTCAGCAGTACAGCAGCGCATTAGGGGTTAATTTATCAAAGGCTGATTGTTTAATTATGTATAATTTCGGCTTTAGTGGAACAAACTACTTACAATCCATCGACAGATTATCAACTATTTCAAGAAAAGAAAATAACGTTTATTTTGTTTATGGAAAAGGAAGTTTAACAGAGCGGATTCATAGTGTAGTAAAGCAGAAAAAAAACTTTACAGAAGCACAATTTAAGAAATATATTTAGTATATTTGTACCTGTAGAGTGGACGCTACAAATAAGAAATTTATAAACTCCTTGAGTTGAAGTGACGTCCACCACTGATACTTGAGGTTTTTTATTTTATGGAAGTATGGAAAGATGTTATTGGGTACGAGGAAATGTATCAAATAAGCAATTTAGGAAGAGTAAAAAGCCTAAATAGATTAGTAAGTCAAAAAAATGGGGTTAAAAAGAAAATAAAAGAGAGAGTTTTAAAACCATGTGATAATGGTAAGGGGTATTTATTTGTTATATTAAGAAAAGATGACTATTCTAAACAAAGAACACTTCATCAAATGGTTGCTGAATCTTTTTTAAATCACAAAACTAAAGATTATAAGTTAGTTGTAGACCATAAAAATGGGATAAGACAAGATAATAGGCTTGAAAACTTGCAATTGATTACTCAAAGGAATAACACATCTAAGGATAAAAAAAATAAAACATCAAAATATATAGGTGTTTGTTGGAATAAAAACATCAATAAATGGATGTCAGCTATTAGAATAGACGGTAAGAAAAACCATTTAGGATATTTTAAATGCGAATTAGCAGCCGCAGTAGCATATCAAAATAAATTAAAAGATGTATGCTAGAATCAAAGCTCCAAGCTTCATGTTTAAAGTATGCAAAATCTAAAGGGTGGTATGTTCTAAAAATAATTAAATGCAATATTAGTGGTTTCCCTGATTCAGTTCTTTTTAAGGACGGCAAAACTATTTTTGTTGAGTTTAAAAGTGAAATCGGAAAGCAATCGGAGCTTCAGAAATACCAACAGAAACAACTAGAATCACAAGGTTTCAAATATTATTTAGTTAATAATTTAAATTATTTTAAAGAAATAGTTGGCTATTGATAATAAATAGTTATATTTGTATATAATTAAAAACTAGAAAACATGAAAGAACAAATTGAAAGAGTGCAGGATTATTTTAAAAACAAGCTATTATCGAATGAGTTTGTAATTGTAAAAATTGATCAATATCAAATAGAAATCTTAATTGACGATCATTTTGATTTTACATTTTGGATTGGTAATTTGGATTTACCACATTCGTTAAAAAACAATACTTTAAAGCAGAGCTTTATGGATCTAAAATTAACAGATAAAAATTCAGAAAAACTTCATGCTATTTTATACCCAACAATTATGACGTATAGAAAAGAAGTTTTGTTGGCTGAAAAAACCAATGAGTTAGAAAACCTTAAAAAATCATTATCATGAAAGAATTTCAAACAGAAATGAAAGCACTAATTAAAAAAAGTGGCTTTGTTCACGATGAAATAAAAGAGCTTGTACATTTACACGCTTTAAAGATTGAAGCTAAAAAAAACAAAGAGTATAATCTACTCCCATCAACAGAAGGGATATATTATTTCAAAGCTTCAGTACAATTATACGACTTAACTATTTACGAAATAAACCTAAAATCACTATGAAAAATTTAATCTTAATACAAGCAGAATTAAAATGTCCTAAAGGATCGTTCAATTCTTTTGGAAAATACAAGTACAGAACAAGCGAACAACAGCTTGAAGCATTAAAGCCATTCTTAAACAAGTATAATTGCTTACTTAATTTATCGGATGAAATTGTTATGCTAGGTTCAAAGTTTTTTTTAAAAGCAACAGCACACTTTGACGATGGCGAATTTAATATCGAGTCTTATGGCTATGCTGAACTAAGCGAACATAAAGGTATGAGTAGTGAACAATGTACGGGAACGGCATCCAGCTACGCTAGAAAGTATGCTATCAATGGTTTATTCTTAATTGACGAGTCTGAAGCGGATATTGATTCAATTGCAAAAGATGAACGTGAATCATTAACCAATGATCGTTTTGAAAAGGCAGTTGAAAAAATCCGAAACAAACAATACACGATTGAAGAATTGAAAGCTAAATTTAAGTTGAACACAGCTCAAGAGGGAGCTTTATTACTTATTGAACTATGAGTCTTTACTTAATTATTTTAACAGCTTATTGGATTATTTTATTAATATTTTTAATATCAATTAATCCAAAGTTGCCTACAGGGTCAACACGAATAATCAGAAATTGGAACGAAGGCTTATTTATCTTCGGATGGTTAAGCTTTCTATTTTCCGCAGTACTTACATTTTTAATTCAATCATTATGTTAATTAGATGTTCATCATTACCAAAAATTTGCACCGCTTCAAAAGTGAAGGGATCTTTAAGCGAAACTGCAAAGAGCTACATTAAAACAATAGCTAAACAAGACTTCTACGGCTACGAAAGCGAGCTAAACAATAAGTACGTAAAGAAAGGTATAGAGTGCGAAGACGCAGGCATATCACTTTATAACAAAGTGTTTTTCACTTCACACGAAAAGAATAAAGAAAGGAAGTCTACTGCAATCATTACAGGGGAGTGCGACATTTACACACCTGAGTTAATCATCGACATTAAATGTTCATGGTCTTTCGAAACGTTTCCTGCAACAAGCGAAGATATAACTCTAAAAGACTATGAGTATCAACTAAGGGGCTATATGTACCTTTATGATGTCAATAGTGCGGAGCTTGCTTATTGCATGGTAGACACTCCGGATCATTTAATTGGCTACGATAACGTGCAAATCCATAAAACAATTAATGCACCAATTGAAAGCTTAGTGACTACTTTTAGAATCGAACGTAACGAAAAGTTAGAAGAAGAAATGATTGAAAAGGTACACATGGCACATGAATATTACAATGAGTATATTAACAATTTAAATTTAAAAAACAAATGAATAAAGAGACAAAAGAGAAAGCAGAAACTTTGTTGAGCCAGTTCCCAACAAGGGAAGCGGCTATTGAGACAGCAAAGGTAATGGAGAAGGGCTTCAGGAAGTATTTAACAATCTGGACTAATGTCCGCAAATACATTGAGCAACATGAAAAACATAATTGATTTTAAAGACATTAACTTTGAGGTTATTGCTTCACATTTGAAGTACAATAGGAAGAGTTATAAGAAACAAAAGCTTGTAGAGAAAGCCTTTGAGTTAGCAAATGAAGTATTAATTTTAAAACAAAAAGAACAATGAAAAATGAAATGAAATTTACGGGGATTATAACAGATATTCTTGACGTAACTAAAACAACCAAAGAAAAAACAATTGAGTTTATTGTTAAAGAACAAGTAGATCAGTATCCTCAAAGTGTTAAGTTTTCAATCTACGGGGACGAGAAAGTAGATAAGTTTTTAGAGTATAACAAGGTAAATGCAATTGTAGAGGTATCGTTTAATTTTTCCACAAATTACGTTGTTGCAACCGATACCCATTATACAAATATGAAAGCGCGTTATATTAAAAAAGCTGAAACAGCAGAACCTTTTTAAATTAAAACAAGTATAGGCGCACCAACTTCTTTTAGAACGCTGACAGCTCGGAATAGACGGCATAATTTATTTTTATTAAAATAGTTGTATATTAATAATAAATGTGTATATTTGTATATAACCTTTAACAAATAGAAATTATGAAAGCTAGTGAAATGATCCAAACAGAATTAAAAAGAAGAAGTGATTTAGTAGAATGTTTACAATTTAGAAAACAAGCTGTAAAAGTTGCAAAAAAACTAGGCATTACTTCAGAAGAATGGAACAAAAATAAAATGGCAATTCTTTTAATGTTAGCAAACGAATTTTGTAAAAAAGAAAACGAATTACAATATGGAATTAAATAAAACATACACATCAAGAACAGGGGCTAAAAGAACGCCCTTGTTTTATTCAGACTGCAATAGGTTTGTATTTGTTGAATGCTATTACTCGTGTGGTAAAACAATTAACAAATGGTTTTGGGCTAATCATTTATTATTTATATAATCATGCAAGAAAAAATTGATGAATTAAAGAAAAGGTTAACGGGTAACCTATACGATGACATGGATATTCATAACGAAATCTATGAGATCAAAAAACAAATGAATCCCGAAATAGTTAATAATCCGCAACAGGACCAGGACGAGTGCGAGGCTTGTGGCTCTTAAAAATTTATAGTACATTTGTGCTATGGGGGATTAGCTCAGCTGGCTAGAGCGACTGCCTTGCACGCAGTAGGTCAACGGTTCGACTCCGTTATTCTCCACTTATGATAAATATAATTATTACGTCTTTGTTTGTCACTTACATGCTAAGGGATGAGCTAAACATTGGCTACTACTTAAGGAAGTGGCTAGGCATTCGTATATCAAAGCCTATTAAGGTACTTGATTGTTTACCTTGCTTTTCTTTTTGGATTAGTATTTTAGTAAGCATTTGTTTTTTACAATTATCTTTCGCACCTTTGTTTGTATTTGTATTCGGAAAAATTTATGAAACTATCGAAAAACGCTAAAGAAAGCTGGAACGCAATAAAAGTAAAAGTACTTAAAGGGGATCTAGATTATTCGCCAAATGAAAAGTTACAGATACAAGAAGTTTATTCAGAGCTAACAGGTTACGTGGCTCAAGTAAATGGATGTCAAGGATGCTTAAGAGATGTAATTCAATGCCTAATTAATAACTACAATGCCAAAACATAAGTATATAGAAACACCTGAAAAACTTTGGAGTTTATTTGAAGATTATGTTATATATGAGAAAAATAATCCAATGTATAAAGTTGAGTATGTAGGTAAAGATGGAAGGATTGAAAAAACACCTTTAGAAACACCTATAACTTTTGAAGGCTTTGAATGCTACTTAGAGGATAAAGATATTATTTCTCATTTATCAGATTATTCTGCAAACAAAGACAATAAGTATTCTGAATATTCGACTATCATTACACGTATAAAGAGAAATTGCTTTGTACATAACTTTAGAGGTGCTTCGGTTGGTTTGTTTAATGCTAACTTAATAGCCAAAAAACTTGGATTAATTGACAAGCAACAGCATGAGATAAAATACGAACAACCATTGTTCCCAGATGTTCAAGAGAACGACAGCAATCAATAAGATACTTACTTTAAAAAAGTTTGTAAGGGGTGTACAAGGTGGAACTTCGGCTGGCAAAACATTTGGTATATTACCTATTCTTATTAATCAATGTACAATACATCCTTTATTAGAAGTTAGTGTTGTTGCTGAGTCTATTCCTCATCTTAAGAGGGGAGCAATGAAAGACTTTAAGAAGATCATGACATTAACAAGTAGGTGGTTTGATGAAAGATGGAATGCTTCGGATTATAAATATACTTTTGGTAATGGATCACAAATTGAATTTTTTTCAGCTGATAACGATGCTAAATTAAGAGGTGCAAGGCGTGACATTCTTTACATGAATGAGTGTAATAATATGACTTTTCATTCATACACTGAACTAGCTTCAAGAACTAAACAATGTATATATTTGGATTGGAATCCAACAAATGCATTTTGGTTTCACACCGATTTAAAAGATGATGAGGACGTTGATTTTTTAACGATAAACTATTTAGATAACGAGTCATGTCCTGAAAGTGCTAAGAGTTTTATTGAGAAAGCTAAAATAAAATCTTTGACTTCTGAATATTGGCGAAACTGGTATAATGTTTATGGACTTGGAGAAATAGGGTCACTACAAGGGGTTGTGTTTAGTGATTGGCAACAAGTTGATAATATACCTATTGATGCAAAGTTAATGGCTTATGGTTGCGATTTTGGATATTCAAACGATCCGACAACAATCACAGCAATTTATCAATATAATAATTTATATTATTACGATGAGTTGATTTATCAAACAGGATTAACGAATAATGAGATAGCAAAACTATTTAATGCAAAAGGCGGTTTAAATGATGTCTACATTTATGCTGATAGTGCCGAACCTAAAAGCATTCAAGAGTTAAAAAACTTTGGCTTAAATATTCGACCTGCTGAAAAAGGAAAAGATAGTATAATGTTTGGTATTCAAAGAATGCAAGAGAATAAATTTTTTGTAACTTCGCAAAGTGTTAATTTAATTAAAGAACTTAGAATGTACACCTGGGACACTGATAGAGCTGGCACAAAGTTAAATAAACCTATTGATGCCTTTAATCATTGTTTTGTAGGTGAGACAATGATAAGAACAAATAAAGGTGATATTAGAATAGACTCTATAAAAGTAGGTGATTACGTTTTAACAAGTAAAGGATATAAAAAAGTATTAAAAACTTTTGATAATGGTATTAAGAGTGTTAATAAATACTCGATGCAATTCGATACTTTTTTAGTATCTTTGTGTTCAACAAAAGAACATAAAATAAAAACTAAAAAGGAATGGAAACCAATATCAAAACTACAAAGTCAGGACTTACTATTCCTGTTCAATGTTTTAACGGAAAAGATTATAAACTTTACAAAGACGAAAGATATTTTAGTAGAGGAACAAAAAGATTACATACAGAAGTTTGGAAGTATTATAAAGGCGAAATTCCAAAAGGATATGATATTCACCACATTGACAATAATACCTACAATAATGAAATATCAAATCTTAATTTGGTTTATAAAACTTTACATAAAAGGTTTACGGGTAAACAAAGATTTAAAAACAATCCTGAATGGTTTAAAGACTTTCATGCGAAAGGTATTGAAAAGGCAAAAGAATGGCATAAATCAGCAGAAGGATTACAATGGCATTCAGAACATGGAAAAGCGTGTTGGAATAAAAGAGAATATTTTTTGCGAAATTGTACGGTATGTGAAAAGGAATATAAAACGCCATTCCCAGATAGAAGTAAATACTGCCATCAAAACTGCAAAGCTAAAGCACTTAGAATTAGGAGAAAGTTATCAAGCTCAAGTTTATGATATTATGGTAGAAGATTGTCACGAGTATTTTGCAAATGGCATATTAGTACATAATTGTATTGATGGGATTAGATATTACTTTACGAGCAAAGATAAATTTAGTGGCAAATATTATATTGATAAGATATGAAGATAAAAGTACCGAAGACAATCAATGACTTAAGAATAAGGCACATTGATATATTGAACGATGAAAAATATAGAGCTGAAGATTTGGACCTAGATACTATTGTTAACTTTGTGGCTGGCATAACGGGAGAGCCATTGGAGAAACTTTACCAAGTAGACTTCAAAGATTTAACTAATATATTTTACTATTGCATTGATTTATTTGACGGCTTTAAAATAACCGATCCAAAGAAAATCATAACAATAGAGGGCTTGGATTATAAGCTTGTAGACCCTATGAAAGTTGGGATTGGATGGCATATTGATATTTCTAAAAGTGACTTTGAAAAGAACCCTGCATTACTAGCCGCTTCATGTTACTTGCCAGTACAATGTAAACATTATGGAGAAACAGACGAGTATTCCAATATCAAGTATCCAAGGTTTGAACGTGCTGAAATATTTAATAGTCACATGGACTTGCCTACTTACTTGAACGTGCTTACTTTTTTTTTTCTCGAATCAATGAAACAAATGAAAAGGCATACGGTCCTCCAAAAGAGGGAGCTAAGGAAAATACAAACCTTTGGCTTTGGGAGCAATTAATCGATATGATTTCAAAAGAATATAGGATGAGTTGGGACGATGTGACTAAATTAAATATATTTACATTTAATCATTACGTAAATTTTCTTAACTTTAAAGCCAAAGAACAAATAAGGAATATAAAACGTGGGTAGCTTAGACTTAGATAATTTTAGAAATGCAGATGATGTCCTTAAAAACAAGGATGGTTCAGCTCTTGAATTATTAGTTAGTGACTTAGTTGATAATCTAATTATTGACATGCGAAAAGAAATGGCAAGGCTTGGTATAAATGCAAGTTACCAATTAGCTCAATCATTGCAAATAAAGGAAGAGCCAACAAATGCAAATGGCTTGCTAACTATTGAAGCCGAAGCAAATCACTATTGGAAGTATATCAACTATGGTGTAAATGGTATTTTATTCGATAGGGGAGCGCCTACTCATGGCAAGGGATTGGATACAGGTGTAAGCTTTAAACAAGCTATTGATATGTGGATTACTGAAAAGGGCGTTGAAGTCCCTGAAGAGTTGGAACGTGACCAATATATATTTTTAATAATAAATAAGATTAGAAATTACGGACAAGCTCCAAGACCTTTCTATGACAATGTAGTAACTGATAAAAGAATCAAACAAATGAGCAAAGAAATAAGTTTTGTTTTAGGCAAATCAATAAAAACAGCTATTAAAAAACCTAATTAAAATGGCTTTAACAATTACACAAACACCGCAAGCTTACACGCCTTCCGACAACCAGGTGCTTTACGCTTGGATATGGAATAACGTATTAAATCAAAGTAAATTAAGTTTTCTAGTTGAAATATTTGTCAACAATGCAAGTATAGCAAATGTAGAGGTCTTTAATGATTTCAATGCTTCAACCAATTCTTATGGTCACATTGATATTAGCGACTATGTAAAGTCATACGTGAATAAAAGCAAAATTAATCAAAGTAGTTTTGTTGCTTTAAGTGGTAACACTGCGAGCGTTTATATAACAGTAAAAGCAAAGTATTACGTTTCAACTACATTGACGTTTTCAGCAGTCACAACGGGAGCTACAAAGGTAATATTCAAATCATGTCTAAGCGCTTACGATTTTAATGCTTATGATAGTGTTAAGTATTCAGCTATTTCAGCAGCAAGCAAGGGTTTGTTTATGACTGATAATAACAATATTACTTTCAATGCTTCGAGTGAAGTGTATTTAAACTTTATCAATCCTTCAGGAGCTACAAAGGTCATTGATATTCAGATGAAAAATTCAGCAGGTGCAATAATTGATACTAGGTCAAGTGGTTTTATTGCAGTTGGTATGCTTACTGTAAAAATAAGCGCTACTAGTCTAATTGCTTTGGGCTTTTCTCCTACAAATGTAGCGGTCAATATGCGGAGCTTAAATGTGTATGTTCGTAACGATGCAACAGATGACACTTGCACCGAAGTGAAAACATTAACTTTACAATTAACTGATTGCGACAAAACACAAACATCCGTTCAATGGCTTAATAGGTTCGGTGCTTATGATAATTTTATATTTACACATAACAATATTTATTCAGCAACGATTCAGGATAAAACTTTTCAATCTTATTTAGGGGCTTGGAATGCTGATACAAATACTTACAACTATTCCACTCAAAATACGGGCGTTCAATCGTATCAAAAAAACATTATTAAAAAAATACAGATAGTAAGTGGATGGCTTAAAGCTTATGAACAAAATTACTTGGTTCAGATTTATGAAAGTCCTTTAGTGTACATGATGGAAGGGCTTTATATTTACAAGAATATTATTATCAATAATTCAACATACCAACTAAAACAAGACTTGTACAATGATGAATTGTTTAACGAAATCTTAGATGTAACTTTACCTCATCAATCTAAAAGTGTTACCTTATGAGTTCAAAGTTACTTGTAAATAATTATTTAATTGACTTGTCAAACGATGTGGCGGTTCCGATAACTTTCTCAGTTGCTGATGTGAAACAACCTCAAAGCAGAACTAGATCATTCAGTAAGTCAATTGACATTCCTGGCACTTCAAATAACTTAAGGTTTTTTACTTCAGCTTTTGGATTGGCTACTGATGGAACGGGAAACGAGTTTACAATTTTCAATCCTTCATTAAAAGCACCTTGCAATTATTTCAAAGATGACTTGTTAATATTTTCAGGCCAACTACAATTGACGAACGTAAAAAAAGTAAATGGGGATTATTCATTCAGTTGCATTTTATATTCCAATATCGTAGATTATTTTGCTGAATTAAAAAACAAGAAATTAAGCGAGTTAGGGTGGAGCGAATATAACCATAATTTGAATGCTGATAATATTACAAAGAGTTGGGATAGTACAATTAAAATAAATGGCACTTCAGTTAGAAATTTTGACTTCAATGGCGGTAAAAGTCCAAAGGCAAAAGGATACGTTTATCCACTCATTAACTATGGTTATCCAACACCTTTGAACACGAATGTTTACAAGGTTACTGATTTAATTCCTTATGTGTATGCGAGGGAATGTTTAACAAAGATTTTTAAATTCATAGGATTAACGATTAACAATTTAGATACTGATTTTATAAATACCTTAGATTTCAAAAGATTGATTTATGGTTCTTCAGGTGGGGAAAAATTAAGGATTAGCAATGCTGAAAAGTTAGCTAGGAAGTTGGAGTTAACAAATATTTATGAGGGTGTAAAGGTTTTGCCTTCTCAGTATTATTACTATTTTTTTGTAAATTACGTTTTACAAGGGAATTTATTAAAAGGTACGTTTATACCATCAACCAATAAAACAACAATACAAAATGGAGTTATAACTATTCCTGCAACAGGAAAGTATAATTTAAGTTATACAACAAAATACAAGGTAACTTCTGCAACTAATTTAAATGTAAATGATTTTTCAAAGATTCTTATTTATAAAAATGGAATTATTATAAACACAGCCCCCTTTGGAATTACTAAAACAAACAACGAAATAACTATTTCTTTTAATACCGATATTGATTGCTCTATTTCGGATAAAATAGAATTAAAGTTTTTATTATCTTTAGAAGTTACACCTGATAATTTGACCGTTTACAATTTGAACTATGATTTTTACGATGGCACTTTATTATTTACCGCTATTGACGGAGTGATAACAGATGATTCTATTATTGAAGTGGGTACGTTGCTTCCTGATATTACTTGCTCTGAATTTTTAAGCGGTATTATATCAATGTTCAATTTGTATATTACAGATGCTGTAGATAGCAAAGTAAGCATTTATACTATCAACGAATATTATGGCAAAGATTATAAAAACTATTTAGATTGGACGAATAAAGTTGACCATAGCAAAGAGATAATTATTAATTCAGCTTCATTGATTGAAGGTAAAAATTACCAATTTAAATGGAGTGCTGAAAAGGATTATTATAATGACTTGTATTTAAAAGCTAGCAAAAAAACTTTTGGGAATTTTAACTACGAAGTTGAAGATACTTTTAAGACGGGGGATAAAGTTTGGCAATTGCCATTCGCTCAATACGTACCCGTTAAAATGAATGACTTAGTAATCCCTCAAATATACACTATTGATAACGGCGTTGCAAAGACTTACAAGGGTAAAGGGTTGCTTACATTTTACAATGGATTGTATATTGGTAAAGTTGTAATACGAAAAGATAATTTAACATTAGATACTACTTATCAAAATTATCCCGTTGTTCATCATTTTAATTTTGAAATAAATGATACAAATTTTTTAAATCCAAAGTGGGATTTACATTTTGAAACTAGGGAGGTGCGCTTTGATAAAATTGATACAGTACCGACATTAAATTTATTCAATAGGTTTCACGAAAAAAACATAAAAGAAATAACAAGCAAAAGTTCTAAGCTAATCGAAATATATATTAAATTAACGAGCAAAGAAATTTTAAGCATTGATTTTAAGAAACTAATAATGATTGAAGGAGTTCTTTATAAGCTGAACTTAATTAGTGATTTTGATTCCGATGCTTACGAAAGCACGAAAGTTGAACTATTAAAATTCATACCATAATGGCAGTACCATTAATATACGATATAGAAGTAACTGATTTGTATATCTTACAAAGCTATCAAATTGTTCCAAACATTCCTTGGTCTTTGACAAATGTACTTACCGAAGCCAACGATAAAGAGTGGGGATATTTTAACACTGAACAAATAAAAGACTTGCAAGGACCAGGAGCTTACGCCGCAAATGCTGTAAGTGTTGGCTTTTATTTACCTTCACTTTTAGAGCTTCAAAAGTTGTATGATTTCGATAGTTCTTATTTTGTAAACGGTGGGCTTTGGTCTTCTGAAGAAGAAAGCTTAACGAGTGCTTATTATTTGGATGCAAATGGCACTGTTCAAATAGCTTTAAAAAGTGATACAACGATAGACGTTTCATCCATGCGGAGGCTTTCAATAGTTGTGACTTCAACAATTGCAGAATTACCATACCAGTCAAAGAATGCTGATATTATTTATGGCGGTTCTAATTCAATAGATGAGGACGTTTATAAAATGCTAGGCGGCAAAAATGGAACAAGTAAAAATTCAAATATATTAAGAGATGAGTGATGAAACTAGAAGAATAATATTAAAACATGGGACGGGCGTTCCTACTATTCCAACATCAAACGATCATAGGGATGGCACGTGGATAGCTACTGATATTTATCCGTATGAAATTTACGTTGATGGAGTGACAGGATTAATGTACATTAATTCAGGTGGATTGATAAACGAAATCATAACTGATTTGGGTACTAAAACTTTTGCTACTTATAACGATATACAGAACCAAACAGCAGCGGTCATAAACACTGGCTATGCGGTTAAGTTTAGGGCATTGAATTTATCTAGTGGAATAACTGTTGTTACTGATACTAAAATAACTTTACAGAATGCTGGCTTTTATAATTTGTCAATCGTTTTGCAATTTCTAAATACCGATAATCAAGAGCATGATGCGAATGTATGGATTAAAAAAAATGGTACAAATATTGTTTCTAGTAATGGATTGGCTAGTATTCCTTCAACGCATGGTGGGGTTCATGGTCATAGTTTATTTACAAAGAACTTTTTAATTCAAGGGGTTGCGACTGATTATTTCGAGGTGTTTTTTAGTGTTACAAATACACTTGTTTCGTTGGCTTATTATGCTGCTGCGAGTCCTTCACCATCTACACCTTCAGCTCAATTCACTATAAACCAACTTTAAGAAATGGAAACTATTATATTTGATGTAAAAGTAAATACCAACAACGCCGCTACTGATGTTAAGAAAGTAGGGGATAGTGTTAAGGGCTTAAAGTCTGAAGGTGAAAATGCTAGCAAGTCGTTTACTAATTTACGTACTGAATTAAAAAAGTTGAACATTCAGCTTCAGAATTTAGATCCCGCAAGTGAAGCCTTTAAGGTTGCGGCTAATAGAGCTGGTGAGATAAAAATGGCTATGCGTGACGTAGGGGATGCTATATCCGATGCCGACCCTGAAAAGTCCTTCGGTAAATTTGTGAGGGGAGCGCAGGCCGCTGCAAATGGTTTCCAGATAGTGACCGCTGCTCAAGGGTTGTTTGGTACTGAAAGCAAAAAGACTCAAGAAGCTCTTTTGAAAGTTCAATCTGCATTGGCATTAACACAAGGTTTAAGCCAATTTAAAGAGATGAAAAACGATTTATTAGACGTTGCCTCATCAATTAGAAACGTAGTTGTTAAAGCCTTTGCTGGTCTATCTACTGCTACCGCTGCTCAAGCAGTTGCTAATGGAACAGCTACAGTTACACAAAGAGCTTTAAATGCAGCCATGAACGCTAATCCGATTTTAATATTAGTTGGTTTAATAACATTAGCCGCTGGTGCTTTATTTGCATTTTCTAATAAAACAAAAGAGGCTGATGAAAGTCAAAAGGCACTCAATGATACAGCGACAAAAGCTAGAGCAAGTGGTGAGATTGAAATAAAAACATTCAACTCACAGATTGAAGCATTAAAAAAACTAAAAACAGGTAGTGAAGAAAGAGCCATTGCTATTAAAAAAATTAATGACCAATACGGAACTACTCTTAAAAACCTAACTAATGAAAATCTATTTTTAAAACAAGTAAACATTACGCAAAAGGATTATGTAGATGGCGCTAAAAATAGAATCTTAATGAAAATCAATGAAGCAAAGATTGAATCATTGCTTACAGAATCACAAATGAAAAATGAAAAATCTAAATACGCTGCTTCAAAGGCTAATGAGATTTTAGATAAAAATGATACTTTAAGAAAACAGCTAAAAGGTAAAAGTGAGCTTGAAATCTTGAACTCCACATTTGTATCGGAAGAAGGTTTAGAATATCAAAGATTACTTCTATTGAGTAGAACCTCAAAAGAAGAGGCAGACATTCTAAATAAAAGAGCAGACAATGCTTTAAATATAAACGCAAAACTTATTACAAAAGAAACTGCTCAACAAAAAGCAGCAAGAGAAAAAGAAGCGGCTGATTTATTAAATGACAATGCAAAAAATTTGAAAGCTCAAAACGATGCAATTGCAAAACAAAATGAACAAGCGCAAAAAGAAAAGAAATTAAAAAATGAACAAGCAACAAAAGAGCAACAGGAACTAGACCGCAAAATAATTGATTTAACCTTAGCTAATATTCTTGATGCTGATTTAAGGGAGCAACTTATTTTAAAAGAAAAACACAAAAGGGAACTTGAAGATTTAAAAACTCAATACGGTGCAAAAAAAGGATTTATTGAACTTGAAAATCAATTAAAGATTCAACAGGGTATTGATGAGAAAGCCTTAATAGATAAACAAACATTAGAGAAAGAAGCAAAAGACAAAGAAACAAACGACAAAAAAACTGCTGCATTAAATGCAATGGCAAAAGCACAAATTGAAAATGATATACGAATACTTGAACAAAACTTTCAGGATACGCAAACAAAAAAATTAGAGCTTGAAGCCTTGGATTTTGAACAAAAGAAAGCGGCTGCATTTGGTAATAATGCTGAACTAATTGCAATCGGTGCGCAACACGCTGCAAATGTAGAAGCAATTACCGAAGAGTCAAAGAATAGGCAAATACAAATAGATCAAACTTTATTCGATGCTAAATTAGAAATTGCTAATAGTATCGGTAATATCTTTGGTGCTATATCTGGATTATTTGAAAAAAACATAGCAGCTCAAAAAACTTTCGCAATTGCTGAACTTGCTGTGAATACTGCAACTGCTTACATTAAAGGGTTAACAATAGCTCAACAATCTGCAGCGGCAACAGGACCGGGAGCGGCTTTTGCATTTCCTTTATTCTATGCTTCACAAGTGGGAGCTATTTTAAATGCAGTAGGAAAAGCTAAAAGTATTTTGAAAGCTGGTCCAAGTGTTTCAGCACCTACAATACCAAGTGCAACAAAAGGTGGTGGCGGTGTAAACAATGCAATTACCGATAATAATCAAGGGGATCAAACTTCGCAAAATGTTATTAAAGTAGTGGTTTTGGATTCCGATATAACCAAGCAACAGCAACAAACTACGAAAGTAAAAGCTGTGAGTACAATTATAGGATAAAAAAAATAAAAATAAATTTGTTTATATTAAAAATTTTATTATTAACTTTGGATTTATGTTACCATTCTACGAATTGATAATTGATGATAGTAAGGAAAGCGGTGTTGATTACAATTCGCTAGTAGAACATCCTGCTCATAGAAAAACCTTTATAGCATTCAATAAGGATGAGAAAAGGTATTATTTCAATGAAGAGAAAAAAATAGTTTTTGGAGTTATGATGGCGGCTAATTTACCAATATTCAGAAACAGTCCATTTGATCATTATGTTGTTTTTAAGCCTGAAACAATTTCACAAATAAGAACTAAATTCCATAAGTTAGGATTTAAAGATAATGTGAATGCTGAACACAACAAAAAAGTAAATGATGTAAGAATGATAAAATCTTTTATCCTTACTGATTTAAAATTATTACCTGAAGGTTTTGAGAAACAAAATATAAATATCGGTTCATGGTTTGGAGCGTACAAAATAGATAGCCCTGCCATTTGGTCGAAGATAAAAAAAGGAGAGTTCAACGGCTTCTCAGTTGAGGGGTGGTTTGAAAAAAAAGAATTGCAACTAAAAAAAAATAAATAAATATGAAAAAAACAATTTGGGAATTAATGGGATTTTCGTCTGAAGATGAAAAAATCGAAATTGTATTTTCAGAAGTAAGCACAGTTGATGGTGTTGTTTTAAGCTACGAGGGTGATTTCGTAGTGGGCACACTTTTGACAGTAACTGCTGAAGATGGTACAATGATGCCTGCTCCTGCTGGTCCACACCAAGTGGATGTTGAGGGAGTTATTAAAATGATTGAACTTGATGAGTTAGGAGCAATCCTTTCGATTGAAGATGTAATTGAAGAAGAGCCAATGGCTGAAGAAACAAACACAACAGAAGAGGTGATGAGCCAAGTTGCTGAAGTGTTGAAAGTATCTTTAGAAGACATAAACGCTCGATTCACAGCATTGGAAAACGAACTAAAAACTTTGAAAGAAATTAAGGAAAGTAAATTTAAAAACGAAACAAAAAAAGTAACTGAAGAAAAGGCTTTGTCTATTTCTGAAATTTTAAAAAATAAATAAAAATGGGAAAATTTGAAAAAACATTAAAAGAAAAATTCGGTATCAACGTAGCTACCTTGTCTCCTTGGACTGATAACACGTTGCCAAATATCGAAAGTGATTTAATTGCTAACTCTGACTTTCTATCTATGCTTTCTTTAGAGACAGGATTAAAAGGAACTAGAGAAATAGCTTTACTTTCTATGAGTGTGCCTTTGAAAGCAAAAGCGGCTTGTACTCCTTCACCTGATGGTTCGGTTGTATTGACAAAGAAAAACTTGTCAACAGTGCCTTTATATCAAGGTGTTACTTTTTGTAATGAGTCTTTAAATTCTACAATGTACCAAGTGTTAAACACTTTGGGAATGAAGATGCAAAATGGTCAATTGCCTGCTGATTTAGAAGTAATTGTAATGTCTTACTTACTTAAGATGTCACAAAAGAAAGCTCAAGATTTAGTTTGGTTGGGTATCATTGGTTCTGGTAATCCTGATTTAGTTCACTTCAACGGATTAAACAAACAATTTTTAGATGATACTGCAATTTTGAAGACTACTACTACTTATGCGACTGTTGATTCAACAAATGCTTATAGTGCTGCGGTTGAGGTTTACAAAGCTATTCCTGCGGATTTATTAGATTCAGGAAAAGAAGTTGCAATATTTACAGGACGTACTGAAGCTTTAAACATTTTAGCTCAATACAATGCTGCTAATCCTTACACTCAAATCACACCTGAAAACATCGGAGGGTCTTTAAAATTCTTATTGCCTTTGACAAACATATATGTTCAAACAGTACCTCAATTAAATGGTTTGAATTTAATTTATGCTTTTGCTCCTTCATATGTTTTCTTAGGTGTTGATTCACCTGAAGATCAATCGTTCGATGTTAAATACAACGATTATACTGAAGAGTTGAAAGCTGAAGCTTCATTCAGATTGGGTGTAACTTATGTTTTTCCACAATATATCGTAAAACTTAAGAAATAATGGCGTGTGAAGTAGTTTCAGGATTCAGTAATAGCGGTGTTTGTGATTCACAAGCGGGGGTTAAACAATGGTATGTTGCCTCAACTGCTAATATTGCTTCGAAAACAGTAGTGGCGGGAGCTGTTACTGCGATAAGTATGGTTGCAACAAAGAAATTTTATGCTATCACTTTGGATATGCAACAATCTTTCTTTAATGACCAAGCTATCGGATCGCGTGAAAATGCTTCTTATGCTCGTGAACATTCAGCAACTATGAAATTAGCAGGTAATACCGCTGCTGATATAGTTGCACTTGAGGACATGGGAAGAGGAAGAGTGACTTTAATCGCTGCTTTGCAAGACGGTACTTACGAGGTGCTAGGTCTTACAAATGGAATGAAGATGTTAGAAAATAGGACTTCAGGTCAAGCAATGGAAGATTTTAATGGTAACGAACTTGTATTTTCAGGTAAAGAACCATCAAAAGCTCCTAAAATTGCTATTGGTGTAATAACTCCACTATTATAATTAGTATTAATTCATTAAGAGGGGTTTAAAAAGCCCCTTTTTTTATACTTAAAATATGGAATATAAAGACAATTATAAAAATAATTTTGCTTACTTTTATAAGATTAAAGAATATGTACTTTGTAATGAAGAAAATAAAGAATTTTTGTTTAATTTAGCCCCTGAAATCTTCGTTGAAAATGATGACAATAATACAAAAAGTACAATCAAATCAAATTTGCCTGACATTACAGGAGAAGACAACGAGTAATTTACCAAAAAATTATTTATTTAGGTTTATTTCAGAGCAAAATAGAGTTGAATACAAATGTTATTTAAACGACATTTCTATTTCGCCTTCTAGATTTAACCTATTTAATTTTATTGAGTCAACAGATTTGACTTTAAAACTTGGTGATTACATTTTAAAGGTGTATCAAATGCCAAACGGGGGCAGTGTTGATTATACTATTGGTAATCTTTGCGAAATAACTAAATGCAAGGTAATAACAACGCCAACTTCAACGAGTGCTTACAACGCTATAATAACATCGCAGATTTATGATTGAAAGAATTGATTTTAGGGAAGCACACATTCCAGAACCTATCGAGATAACAGGGAAAAACGAATGGATTTCTTGGGGTTCGGATAATTTGTACGCACAATTTTTGATAGGTTTATATTACAACTCATCTATTCATGGGGGGATAATAAATTCTAAAACAAAATACATTTTTTCGGATGGTATAGATTATAAGGGTACTGATTTACAAAAGTGGGAGCTAATCAAAAAGAATGGCAACGCTCCTTATTCCTTTAATGAGATAGCGGCATTTTGTGTGAAAGACTTTGAGTTATTGGATACCTTTTGTGTGTTATTTAGATTGAATCCAATTAGTAAATTTTACGACATGCACCATGTGAGTGCTGAACTTGTAAGAATTGGCGAGGATCAAGAATACTTTTTTTATTCAGAAAATTGGAAGGATCGTTTACAAACTTTTGAAAAGACAGGATTTAAAAAAATAAAAAACATTAACGATTTTCAAAGAGGGGATAAAGAGGTAATGCTTTATGTTTCATCAAAAGCCAAACAATTTCAAATGTCTTCAGGTAAGCTAACTAAAAACACTTACCCAATAGTAAGTTATTCGGGTGCGATTAGTTCAATAATGGCTAGTATTGAAATGAATCAATTTAGTTACTTTGAAGCGGTGAACTCGTTTAAAAGTGGTACGCTTATATCGGTTAACAATGGAGTGCCAAACTCTGAAGATGAACGCAAACATATTTTAAAAGAATTAAAAGAGGGTGCTACTGCTAAGAATAATCAAGGCGGTATTACTGTTATGTTTTCCGATGGTAAGGAACGTGAGCCTACTATTTCGCAAATCAATAGTAACGATATGCCACAAAGATACTTGTTGGCAAAAGAATCAATCGTTGACGATATAATGGTTGGTCATTCAGTTATTTCACCGTCTTTATTTGGAATTAAAACGCCTGGTCAACTTGGTGGCGGTGCTGAATTAGAAACCGCTTACTCTTTGTTTATTACCAACTATGCAGGAGAAAGACAAAAAACAATCATAGATGCTTTCATGTATGCTGAATATTTGCTAAATGATTTTTCAGGGGAGTTGTTTTTTATTGACAAACCTTTGCAGTTAACAAATTCAAAAGATAGTGTTTCTCAAAAAATAGCTGAACTTAATCCTTTAATTGCTCAAGCTGTTATATCAAAGCTTACAACAAACGAACTAAGACAAATGGCTGGCTTAGCTTCAGTTATAAATGGAGATGTTATTGCAAGTTCATTTCAGGAAAACTTTTCAAGTGTTTTCAATTTGTTTGAAGCATATGGAAGGGACGCTTCTGATTATGAAGTAGTAAAAGAACGTGTACAAGATGAATATGATGAACAAAGTGAAATTGAATTTAAAGATTTTTTTGCTAGTGATTTGAGTCTTGACCAACAGAAGATTATTACAATGGTTTCAAATGGAGAAAGCTATCAAGCCATTGTAACTGCAATCGATAAAGGTGCTTCATTTGTGACTAAACAATTAATCGACTTAGAAGCAAAAGGAATGATTAAAGGGTGGGAAGTGACGAGCAAAGGGAATGAAAATAAAGCTTCAAAATTTGAGGTCGTTTATAAATATGCTTTGCGAGATGAACTAAGCGGACCAGTTTTAATTCCAACTTCAAGAGACTTTTGTGTACAAATGATTGAAGCAAATAAAATCTTTTCAAGGGAAGAAATTAACAAAGTTGGGGAGCAAGCAAAGAACAAAGGGCTTGTAGAGGACTCAAATATTTGGAGATATAGAGGTGGATGGCTTGGACGGACGGGATTACCTTCATTGCCTGCATGTCGTCACGTATGGAAGCAACAATTAATTAAAAAGAAATAACATGGAAGCATTTTTAATATCAGCTTACAACCTTAAAAACTTAGGTTTTATTTCGCAAAACGTAGATGACACTTTATTGTCTACAATTATCATTCGTGTTCAGGATACTATGATTGAACCAATTTTGGGAACGTCACTTTTCAAAAGGTTACTTGCTGGAATAACAGCAAACAATTTGACTGCAAACGAAGTAATACTTTTAAATGAATATATTACTCCGACTATTGTAGCAGGGTGTGATGTAAGGGCGGTTAAACAAACTACGTACGAAATCAGAAATAAAACAACGGGGAAAAATAACGATGAAAATATAAACTCGGTAACAGAATCTGAATCGGTACGCCTTGAGGATACTTTAAGAAAAGATTTTGAATTTTACAGAAAAAGATGTATAAATTATTTAAGTGAGAATGCCACTTTATATCCGCTTTATTATACCTTTGCACAACTTCAGGGTTGGATATGTGATGAGAACAATACAATAACGCCTGACAAAGGATCAACGAGTACGAATATATATTTTATATGATTTTTAGTATCAATCAATTATCAAATGAATTAAAGGTTTTGAGCAATGCTCATTACCAATTAAATTCTTTTTTCTTTGGTAGTTTTTTGGATGCCATTCAAGACCGTTCTTTAAAATATCCTTTGATGTCGGTTGATTATCAAAGTGGTCAATTAAAGGCTTCAGGAAATAGTTTAAATCTGTTCATCGTAATTGCTGATAAACAATATAAAGACAATAGCAACTTAATAGATGTGATTAGTGACACTATGCAAGTAGCTCGTGACCTTTACAACGTGTTTACAAAATCAAGCCATTGGCAACAAATCTTAAGAGTAGATTCTGCAAACATTAATAAATTTATCGAAAAGGGTGCGGATTTTTGCGCTGGTCACATTCTTAATTTGGGAGTGACTTTAAGGGATACAAATGGAATATGTGGATTACCGATTGAAAATTATGATTTGGCTGCTCCGATACAAGGTTCTACAATAGTCATAAATACAACTGATAAATATTTCGTTTTTGAGCAATTAACATTATCGACTACGTGGGTAGTTAATCATAATTTAAATAAACATTGCGTTGTTTTGGTAACCGATGAAACAGGAGAACCTATCGAGGTGGACGTTGATTACACCAATAACAACCAAGTAGTAATAAATCTAAACATCGCTGGCAAAGGCTTTGTTTATTGTAACTAGTAACTAAATAAATAAATATAAAATGAGTAAAGAAAAAAAGTTTTTTGTAGACATTAATTTACAAAGCCAAAAATTAGTAAATGCTGTAATCGGAACTAACTCCGACATGACTAAACAAGGTGCTATTCGTTACAACGGTTCAGACCTTGAGTATTATGATGGTACTGCGGTTCGAGCGTTGGCAACTGCTGCTGATTTAGCTGCATTAAATGCTGAAATCGGTATTGATTTAGCTGAATTATCGGAGCAGGTTTCTTCAATGCTTTCAAACATTGATCCTGTTGCCTTAGATTCGTTTACTGAATTATTAGCGGCGTTTCAAAGTGCTGATAGCTCTTTAGCTACAACAATTAGCAACCTTTCAACTTCTGCTACTTCTGCTATCAATGCTGAAACTGCGAGAGCAACAGCGGCTGAAGGTGTATTGACTACAAATTTAGCTACTGAAGTATCTAACAGAACAAGTGCTGTATCTTCTGAAGCTACTGCAAGAGAAAATGCGGATACAACGTTACAATCAAACATCACTACTGAAGCTAATTCAAGAAGTGCTGCGGATACGACACTTCAAACGAACATAACGAACGAAGCTACTGCTAGAGCGTCTGCGGATACAACGTTAACAACTAACTTGAATGCTGAAATTTCAAGAGCTACTGCAGCTGAAGCAACTTTGACAAGTGCTGTAAGTTCTGAAGCGGCAACTAGAGCGTCTGCGGATACTACTTTGACAAATGCAATATCAACTGTTGCTGGTAATTTAGCTTCTGAAATCACTGCTGCAAGAGCTGCTGAAGTTGCTTTAGGTATTCGTGTTGATAATGTATTATCTAACATTGATGCTGCTGCACTTGACTCATTAACTGAATTACTTGCTGCTTTTCAATCTGCGGATAGTTCATTAACTGCTGCAATTAATTCACTTGCAAGCGCTCAAACTTCTGCATTAAATGCTGAGATTGCTCGTGCTACTGCCGCTGAAGCAACTTTGACTTCTGGAGCTTCTACAATTGCTGCTAACCTTGCAACTGAAATCACAAACAGAACAAATGCGGTTAGTGCTGCAAATGCTTCTATTTCTGCTGAAGCTTCAAGAGCTACAAGTGCTGAAGGTGTTTTAACAAGTGCTATTGCTGCTGAACAAGCTAGAGCTGAAGCTGCTGAAGCAACTGAAATCGCTGCAAGAAATACGGCTATTGCTGCTGAAAAAACAAACTACACTATTGCTACAAACGCATGGACAGCTGAAGGTTCACATTACAAACATACTTCATCTAATCCATTCAGTGCGGATGCAACAGGTCACTTTTTAGTGAGTGGTGAAAATGCTGATTTTTCTTATGAAGTTACAAACTCAAACTTTATTGTTTATTCTAACTTTATACCAAGTGCAAGTGTAAAATGTGCTTTCAAAAAGTTTTAATTTAAATTTAATTATTAATTTAGGGGATTGAAATATATCCCCTTTTTAAAAAAACAAAAATGGCAGCAATAGAAAGAAAAATATATGTAGATTATAACCTGCAAAATAATAAATTATCAAATGTCCATGCTGATTTATTCAACGTTGGTATTTCAAGAAAATCAATTAATTACGCTCTTCAAGCTACTGATAATTACAAGGTAATTGAGATGAATGTAGCGACTGCGAACACGGTTACTATTTCTGCAAGTGTTTTTTCTGCAGGAAATCAAGTTGTTATTGAACAATATGGAGCAGGTCAAACATCTTTCGTAGCAGGTTCTGGAATGACTTTGAGAAGTGATTCAGGAAAATTAAAAATTAGCGCACAATATGGAGCTTGTACAATCGTTTTCAAAAGTGCAAGTGAAGCAACTATTTATGGTAATTTAACAGCTTAAGAAAATGGCATATAAAGTATTTGCAAAAGGTAACTATCTGATATTACAAGATACGATTACAAATGAATTTTTTGAGGATGCGAAAGCAAATGTACTTGTAAGAAAATTACTTGCTGCAGATACTTCTTATTCATTTACTTTCAAAGGTGGAACGCCACAAATAAACAACGTGGCTTTAAGTGACCTTAAACAATTTGACGGAACAGCTTGGGCTTCGGCTGCAGCTTTTGAAACTTTTATATTTTCAAATACGGGTTTTAATCCAGTTAGTCAGGAGCAACTAACGGATGTACAAACTGCTCTAAATAATCTACAAGTGCAAAGTGGTGTAAGTTCTTTTAACTTAGATCCCGTTCTTTCAACTCAAAACAATCCACAAACTCCAAACGTAGGGGATAGGTATTTAGTTGGTTTAATTCCGACGGGGGATTGGGTAGGTAAAGAAAACTATTTAGCTGAAGGTAATGGCACAGGGTGGATTTTTACCACTCCTATAAATGACATGATAATTGTTGATACTTCGACTGATATAACTTTTCGATACAACGGAACAGAATGGAAACAGTGGGGAGCTTCAAGTATTTTGCAAAATGGTAATAGGTTATCGGCTGCAATGAATATTGGAACGAATGATAATTTTGCAGTTACTTTTAAGTCAAATAATTTAACACGAGTTTCAATTGGAACAACTACAATAATAAACTATTTGGTTACTCGTTTTAATTCAGAAACAGCAAGTACTTTAGTATATTTAGATGCTTCAAAAAATTTAAAAAGTTTATCAACTGCAACTTACCCAGACATCACAGAACTTAGTTATGTTAAGGGTGCAACGTCAAGCGTTCAATCTCAATTAAATGCTAAATCCCCACTTAATGTAACTTTAGACCGTAAGACAGCGTCTTATACCTTAGTGGCAAGTGATAACACTAAGCTTATTGAAATGAACGTAGCAACTGCAAATACTTTAACAATTAATACGGGCTTGTTTAGTGCAGGGAATCAAGTTTTGATATCTCAGTATGGAGCAGGTCAAACATCATTTGTCGCTGGTGCAGGAATGACACTACGGAGCGACGGGGGGAAATTGAAAATCGGCACTCAATATTCTTTAGCAACTTTAATATTTATTAGCGCAACCGAAGCGTATTTAACAGGCAATTTAATATTATGATTTTATCTACTCATGGAATAATTGGGAGCAGTGTAACGGTTGCAAGTGGTGACGCTGATGCACTTGCTTTTTTTACCGCTGCAGGCATTACCGACACTACTCAAAAAAGCGCAGTCAACACTTTAGTAACTGATTTAAAAGCGGCAAATATTTGGACTAAAATGAAAGCTCTTTATCCATTTGTTGGAGGTACGGCAGCGCAACATAGGTTTAATTTGAAAGATCCTAGAGCATTAGATGCTGCATATTATGGAACATTTATCGGTGGGGGTACGCATAGCGCAAATGGTTATTTACCAAACGGAACGACTTCATACATGGATACTAAAATGATTCCTTCATCTTTAAACAATTATAATAGTCATTTGTCTACATATAGTAGATCTCAAAGTTTAAACAGTGGCATCGATATTGGTTGTATACAAACTAATTATTATTTACAAGTATATAGCGCTGGGCTTACTGGTTCACGAGCAAGTCTTCAAAGAAACGATTCAGATTACGCAATTTTTACAAATGCATTAACAACTGGGCATTTTCTAGGTCAAATATTAAGCCAGTCAAATTGTAGAATATATAAAAATGGCGTATTAAGGCACACTAATACAGCAAGTAATTCAATTGTTTTACCAAGTTCCCCAACTGTTTATATAGGAGCGGTTAATATAAATGGAACTGCAGGAGCATATACCAATAGAGAGTCTGCATTCGCGTCAATCGGAGATGGGTTAACAGATGGAGAAGCAG